ATAAAAATAGATTATATCGTAACAGATTCCGCTTTTAACCAAAGTGATTTCGTTATAATTAACGTATAATAATATGGCAAACAAAAAAATATCATATACAACCAGAGACTTTGCTTCGATTAGAACGGAGTTAATTAATTTCACCAGAACTTACTACCCTGATGTTATTGATAACTTCAACGATGCCTCAATATTTTCTGCTTTACTAGATTTGAATGCTGCTGTAACAGACAACTTACAATTCAATATTGATAGAAGTATTCAAGAAACAGTATTACAATTTGCACAACAAAGAAGTTCGATATATAATATAGCAAGAACCTATGGTCTCAAAATACCAGGTCAAAGACCATCAGTAGCCTTGGTTGATTTTTCAATAACTGTGCCTGCTTTTGGGGATGCTCCCGATTTAAGATATTGTGGTATATTAAGAAGGGGTTCACAAGTTAATGGTGGTGGTCAAGTGTTCGAAACAGTTTATGATATTGATTTTGCTTCAGCCGTAGGTGGTGATGGAACTCCAAATAGATTGACAATACCAAATTTTGACGCTAATAACATTCTTTCAAATTATACAATTACGAAAAGAGAAACCGTCGTCAATGGTGTTACCAAAGTATTCAAAAGAACAATAACAGCTTTAGATGTAAAACCTTTTTTTGAATTATTTTTACCTGATAAAAATGTTTTGGGTATTACAAGTGTTTTATTAAAGGATGGTACGCAATACGCAAATGTTCCATCCAACCAAGAGTTTTTAGGTGCTGACAATAGATGGTATGAAGTACAAGCTTTAGCCCAAGATAGAGTTTTCATTGAAGACCCAACAAAGGTTTCTGACAACCCAAGTATAAAAGTTGGGATATATAGACAAGTTAATACTAAGTTTATTTCTGAGTTTACCCCTGAAGGTTTTTTAAAAATGACATTTGGTGGTGGTAGCCAATCAGCTGATGAACAACTAAGAGAATTTGCAAGGAATGGTTATAAACTTGATTTATATAAGTACTCAAATAATTTTGCACTTGGTAGTACACTCAAAGCCAATAGTACATTATTTGTTCAGTATAGAATAGGTGGTGGGACAGGAAGTAACTTGGGTGTGGGTGTTATAACAAATATTGGAAATATAGATTTCTTTGTTAACGGACCTTCGGATTCAGTTAATACAACCGTAGTCAATTCATTGAGTTGTAATAATGTAACTGCTGCAATTGGAGGTACAAATGTACCATCATTGGAGGAAGTAAGAAACTATGTTTCATATAATTTTGCAGCTCAAAATAGAGCTGTAACAATTAATGACTATGAATCAATTATTAGAACAATGCCATCACAATATGGAGCACCAGCTAAAGTAGGTATAACAGAAGAAAACAATAAAATAAAAATTAAATTGTTAACTTACGACACAAATGGGGCACTTACTGAAATAACTTCAACTACTTTGAAAAGTAATTTAGCAAACTATTTGTCGAACTATAGAATGTTGAACGACTACATCTCAATTGAAAGTGCAAATGTAATTGACCTTACCATTGATGTTGATGTTGTTTTGGATAATACTCAAAATCAAGGTCAAGTTATCACAACAATAGTTGATGACATAACAACATTCTTTAGTCCAGCCAACAGAGAAATGGGTCAAAATGTAAATGTGTCAGAGTTGAGAAGAATTATCCAATCACAAAATGGGGTTATATCAATTACTGAAATTAGATTTTTCAATAAAGTTGGTGGATTATATTCTTCATCACAAACTTCACAAAGATATCTAAATTCACAAACCAGACAGATTGAGTTAATCGATGACACTATTTTTGCTGAACCAACCCAAACTTATCAAGTTAGATTTCCTAATTCTGATATTAATGTTAGAGTCAAAAATTTCAAATCAACTAATTTCTCTTAGAGGTTTATTTAAACATCACATTACTTATTTTTTAATGAAAATAGCAAATAAACTATTTATCTTAAAAGTAGTAATTGATGTCAAACTCATATAGAATAAGAACCCAAGTTGGTGTAGATAAGTCAATAAATGTACAATTGGAACAAGATTTTGAATTTTTGGAGATTCTATCTTTGAAAATAACTCAAAGTCAAATTTATACTAGACAATGCTCTGATTATGGTGTTGTTGTTGGTAGACTTACGGCTAATGATGGATTCGGTATTCCAAATGCCAGAATTTCAGTATTTATTCCTCTATCTGACCAAGATCAACTAAATCCAATCATTTCTGATTTATATCCATATAGGTCATTAACAACAACAAATGACGATGGATTCAGATATAATTTATTACCGAAAACACAATCACATAGTGGTCATGTTCCCACAGGTAGTTTCTTCGATAAGGAACAAGTATTATTAGACCCAAATTACATTGAGGTATTTGACAAGTATTATAGATATACAACAATTACAAACGATAGTGGTGACTATATGATTTTTGGTGTTCCGTTAGGTAGCCAAACTATACATGTTGATGTGGACTTATCGGACATTGGTGAATTCTCTTTAGCCCCCCAAGATTTAATCAGAAATGGTATAGCAACTGAAAACCAAGTGGCTGGTAATAAATTTAGGAAATCAACAAATCTGAATGAACTTCCTCAAATAGTATCATTCAATAGGACATTAGAAGTTGTTCCATTGTGGGGTCAACCTGAAGTCTGTAGTTTAGGTATTACAAGAACAGACTTTGATTTAGCTACCGAAGCTAATGTTACAATAACTCCCACCGCTATTTTTATGGGATCTATTTTCTCAACTAATGACAAAGATTACCAAAGAAGAAATTGTAAACCGAAATCCAAACAAGGTGAATTGTGTAATTTAGTTGCTGGACCTGGTGAAATATTAGCTATAAGACAAACTATTTTTGAAGACGAAGTTGGAAGACCAATACTTGAAACATATGATTTAGAAAGTGGTGGACAAGTTATTGATGAAAATGGTGCGTGGTTAGTTGATGTACCTATGAATTTGGATTATGTAATTACTAATGAATTTGGAGAAAGAGTATTATCTAATGATCCGAAAAAAGGTATTCCCACAAAAGCAAAATATAGATTCAAAATAAAATGGAATCAATCACCAAAATTATCTGAAACAGTTAAAAGGGGATATTTTTTAGTCCCGAATGTTAGAGAATATGGTTGGACTAATGTTGGCGTTGACCCTAGATCATACTACGAACCAACAAATCCAAACTACGAAAGTTATTTAGCTTTTATTAAATCATATGCTTTCAGTGTTGATTGGAACGATTATGGATTGACTGGTACAACAATAGGTGAAGAAATGATTCAAAGTGCAATTAATTGTGAGGACAAATTTTACCCGATGATTTTCAACAAAGTTTATTCAGTATCACAATTAATCGATCAATATAGAAATGGATATTTACCCGACAGAATTATCTCAGTTAAAAATATTTTGGATGATACTTGTGAAAGTGATAATGTCAGATTCCCAACGAACGATACTGTTTATAGATTTGACCTCTTATATTTGTTATTTATTATCTTAATTTTTATTGCACGACCAATATTAAATATTTTTTTAATTGTGGCTCACTTGGTAGCTTATATTTTACAACAATTGGGAATTCCAGATTGGAGAAGAATAGCTAATATGGAAGTACCGAACTTGACATATCCTGAATGTGATTTGTGTGAATGTCAGGAAGGTAAACGCGCTTTAGGTCCCGGACCTACTGCAGCTGAATTAGCTTTTGATGTGAATCTTGGTTTGTCAGCATACATTTCACCATTGACACAATTTTCTTATTGGGATGGACCGATCACTCAAGGTTTATTTGGTATACAACAATTATTATCAGGTAATAACACACTCGGATTAAACTACGGTTCACCACAACTTGAAACTGTTTTTACAGATGGACCTGGTAACTCAACAGGTAAAGGTTTTACCAATTCATTACCATTATACGAAAGAATCAACCTCTTTAATGTCAAAGCTAAATATTTTGACCAATTAAATCAGTTTGTAAATCCGGGTGGAGGTTACAATAGAATCAAAGTCAATTTTGCCCCAACAGAGAATGGTTATTATGGGGAAACTTTTTATAATCAATACAATACTGAAAAATTGGGTGTTTTGGTATCAGGCGGAACTACATTCAACAATCCTGACCCAAACACATATTCGATATTAAATCCAATTCCTTTTCAAAATCAATTAGCTCAACCAACATCATCTTTAGTTTTAAATCCTTGGAATAGTGGTAGTAACACATATGTTGTTCCTGAAAATGGTACATACACAATAACATTAACAGTTAACGCATCATCTTATACTTCAGGACAGAAAAACTTTCATTTGGTAATCAATGGCACCACACAAGCCGCTCCATTTATTACTTTATTTCCAGCAAGTTCTGTACCACAAGGTTACACCTTATCAACAACTATAAATTTAAATTTAGGTAACACAATAGCTGTAGAATTACAACAAAAAGGTTTGCCCGCAAATATGACTTACACCTATCAATTACAAATAAGTGGAAGACCTTTTGGATACGGTAATTCGAATGAAAGATATCATTTGGATAATGTTATGATGTTGATGGTTAAACCTGATAAAATTACTGAATTGAGACCAGGTACGATACTAAGTTTCCAAAATCCGGAACTATCATCCGATGTCAATGTTACAGGTTATACAATAGTCAATCAATTTGGGAGTACATCATCTACTGGTACAACAAAAAACACCACAAGTGGTATTTTAGTACCATACGCGAACCCAAATGGAAGTGGTAACTGGTTCGGCCCGGGATTTCCTGGTGGACAAGGACAATCATTTTATCAAGTTACCCAAAACAATGTAATAAATGAACACAAATTTGCAATAGATATTGAATATTTTCAAGTTATCACAGCTATGACCGTTAACGACTATATTTCGGTATTACCACCGAATAATCTTAGTGATTCTTTGAATAGTCGAGTAATTAATGGTCATAGTTTGATTCATGTAGTTAATACAAGTGATTGTTGTTATAACACCAATTTCTGTGTATGGCCACAAGATACGATAACATTGAGAAACTTTAGAGAGTGGAGTGAACAAGTAATTGTTTTTATGGTTCGAGGTGTTGACCCTTATTCCGATAGAATTGAAATTGAATACGATTTGAGTAGATTGTTTGGGTATCCATTAGATAACCAAGGTAGACCAAACGGACCAGTTATAGTTAGAGGGTCTAATTATAAAATGAATATCCCAATCCAAGGTCGTTATAAATCTGTAAAACACTATGCAAATAGTACAAATGGTGTCGACCCAAATACAAATCAATTTTTATATTATCCATCATATAGATTTAGAGATAGTACAACAGGTAGTGCTAGGTATACTGGTTTTACCTCTAATTTACCAGCCTACTATTCATCCTTAGATGAAACAACACCAACTAACTTTTTTACTGGTGCTAACTTGTTAAGAGACACTTTGGATACTGGTACAGCAAATGTTTATGGTGGTAGTGGATATTTGAAAGTTATTGGTGCACCTATCAAACAAAATGGTTTGAATGTAAATGATGAAAGAAATTTGAGGAATGTGTTCCAAGTAACTTTAAGTAGAAGGGATGCTGTCCCTTGTAGATGGTTCACTTCTCAGAATAATGAGATATCCACTCTTGGTGGTTCACCAATATCACAGAATGTAGCCGCACCTACTGCTAGTGCACAGTGTAATCCTGGTGGTTTGGGTGTTAATGTTCAATTTTATAAGAATACTGGATATTTTCCAAACGAAATAGTAGATGGGGGTTCATATATGAGTGGTGAGATGGATAAAGAAAGAAATCTTGGTATATTTAGTCCCAATAGACAAGAATTAAGTTTTAAAACTTGGTACTATTCGCCAACATATGATGATACACAAAGAATGGGGTATCAATTCAACGCAATAGACGATAGAATTGTAATGCGTTCTGACAGATTACCAACTTCAACAAATACATTCAGAAATGGGGCTAATAGTTATGCTTGGCAGGCAAATATAAGTTTGAGTGTTTATATAATTTCTGATGATGGAACTTTCTTTAATGGCACTGGTTCACCTGTTGGTAGTCCATCATTTGCAAGTATCAGTCAATCAATTGAAGAGAATAATCTAAACATACAAGCTTTAAATACTTTTGATTGTCAATCTTTAGTACCACTTAGTTGTTATTATGTACCAAATGGTGCAACTGAGATAGCTGTTAGACCAACTGGTAATAATTGTTATACCAATGGAGTTTCTAGTGATAGACAACTAATTATGCAAGGAGGATGTTATGTATTTATTACCACACCATTCAAGTCCTTAGATAAAGACCTAACACTACTTTGGGAGTGGACATCTAGAATTCAGATTAATTTTGCGGCATGTAGGAATGTATTTTCACACATTTTTACAAATAATTGGATTAATGGTTCTCTTTTTGCGTTCTCTATACAAAATAGTAGATTTTTTGATAGTAACAACCAACCATTCAGTGTTTATTGTTATGACACTATGATTTTAGACCCAAATACTAATAATTTCTATTATAGGTCTAGTCCCTTCACAAATATAAATGTGACACCACCAGCACCAAATTCACCAGTGAGGGTTGGTGTATTTAGAGGTAGCCCTAAACCATCAGCCCCATCAATTTTTGGAATTAGTTTACCATCGTACAAAGGAAATAACAGAAATTTGAAATTTCCAACCACTATGATTGATTTAGGACCGAGAAGTCAATATTTACAAGAATTAGTTTATTCAAACCAGTTCGATGGTTTTATGGTTAATAGATTAAAAGAAACATCTTACCAAGATGTGTCTGAAATCTTAAATGTTTTTATCATCAATAGAATCACAAATAAAAGGGTATTGGATCGTTTCTTAAACAGAACTGCAATTAATGTTAGATTATTCTTTGATAATAATCGTGATAATTTATTTGTAGATGGGGATTACGCTCAAATGATTTCGATTAATTCTGAGTTAGGAGTTTACGAGTTCAATGCTATAAATTATCCACCAGTGGGTGGACCTAACGACCAAGACCCATTGTTTTTCAATAATCCAAATGCTAGGGATCCTGTTTTTGGTATATTCTTTTCATCTGAGACACAGACTAGAGATTTCGTGTCACCTCGTAGAACCATTCTAAATCCAAATTTACCAATACTTGGGAACAACAATTGTTCTTTCGATTCAATAGGGACTTTTTCACAAGAAGTACCTTTTTATCAATGGCAAATACAAGAAAATAGTGAAGGTTTGGGTGAAAGTATTTTTGGTTCTGAACGAAACGATTGGTTTACTCAATTTATTGAACAATATGTTAACGATGACCCGAATTATCCATATTTAAGTTATTTTAAATACAATTATCAATCACTTGATAGATTATTTAAATACTCCAGATACTACAGACCATCTGGGTTTGGGAATCCACTAAATGGTGATTTTAAAGGATTCATCTATTCTATTGATAGAAATCAACCTACACCTGAATATGAGACAACATACCGACTTCAAAATCCACCCAACGATTATGAAGCTAGAGTTTTCCAAGTGGGTGCACCATTCTTCTTTTATTTTGGACTTAAGAAAGGTAAAACAGCATGGGATAAATTTTCAAAAAAATGGTTAGATTTTAATAATATAGTAGAATAATGGGTAATATTAATAACATAAGAGTTGTTTTAGGTTCACTAAGATACAAATCGGCACCGGATACTACATTGTCTTTTGGAGTTCCTCTAAAACAAACAATGAAAGAACTTACAGAATATGACAGAAATATTGATGTGGGACTCGAACAACTTTTTCAAGATGAAAGAGCTAAATCAGACAAGTTCAGACCTACATCAAAAATGTCTATAATTTTTCTAAACTCTTATACTGGTTTTACTAATTATACACCATTTGAAAATAATTTATATTATGTAAATGAGGTGGAATCTGCCGCTCAACAATGTTTAGTTGGTAATCCAGCCCTAGTACCTTGGTCTGGGTTTCCTCAGTTCTTTGAGTTCGATTTTATTAGAACAGATAATAATGTTAGTGGGTATACCCAAGCTTCAGGTAATACATTACCCCCTTTATCACATTTAACTTTTGTTAGTAAAAGTGCCACTTCTTACAATTGGGGAGTTTATTTGACATACCCCATTTATAATGATTACGAAAGAAGACTATTTGTTACAGACCTATCAGGATTTTCACATACATGGAATGTGTCTGATGGAATACCATTCACAATAATTAGAGGTAATACCTTCAATGGGAGAAATTTAATACAATTTTTGTGTCCATTTGCCCATGGATTGAATGTTGGTGATTATGTGTCATTAAATTTTAGTTATACCGGTAGAACTATTCAAAATATATTTCAAGTTTATACTTTGGGAACTAATTTCTCCTCTTACCAAGATACTGTTTTTAATATTGTTGATGTGGGATTTACAGGTAATACTTTTTCAAACTATAGAAGAGGAAGATTTAAAAAAGTAATTTTACCTGGTAATACGGCAGATACTACATCACAATACTATGTTAGAGTACACAAGGTAATTTCTAATCCTGAGGATGTTGTTCTTGTAAAAACAGGTTTTGAACAAAATGTTTTCGGTTCTAAAAAGAAATATGAAAGTAGTGGTTTTACTCCTACTAAACAAGCACGAGTGTCTATAAAAGATGGCTCTCCATCATACACATTGTCTTTCAACAAGACTTTTTCTTTAGAAAACTTAATTGATAACCAAAAAAGACCTATCAGTGAATTGTTTTTCTCAGTAGTATGGAGAGGTTATTTCGGTTGGACATTGAGACCAAATTATCCGCTTAAAGAGGGATATGGGTTTAATTTACCATTGGTAAATCAAGAACCTCAAACTTGGTGGACTACCCCATTATCCAATGTTACTGGTATTACATTGAATACATATAGTAAATTTTCTGATGGTATTAATTATAATTTTTATTATAATGATACTCTAAAGGAGGGTGATTATATTAATGGGGACTTATGTGAATGGAATAATTTTACACAAGAAGAAAG